CGGCCTTTTGCAAGGACTTCCAAAAAAGTCTCGAGCAAGGCTACGTGGACCACACATCCTTCCTTAGCTTCAAGAAGGTAGGAGGGCTCCCCAGTTTCTTACGGGGTTTCCTTGGTCTTGTGTTCGACCAGACTGGACAGTTGCTTGACAGTCCGTCTTCCGAAGCAATCTTTGCTGTACGGCAGATAACAATGCTGCACGGCAAGGTTTTGATTGACTGCTCGCAAGAGCGCGTTGATCGTGCGCTTCTGGATTTTGTCAAGACAGATGAGGAAGTCGGAGAGCTTGACAAGAATTGGACGGAGGATTTACTTACTCCGTTCGGTCGAATCAGCTCTCTCCTGTTTAGGGAAGTACTCACGGCGTGTGACCACGCGGTCGCTAGTTACGACCTACGCCCTAAACACGGTCCAGGTGCCACTGCCGATCGCCTTGTGGGCAATCAGAAATGGCGCCAGTTAGAATGGACCGACAGACTCGAGTCCGTAGTGCCAGCGATGGAGGTTTTGCTTCCAAATCTGCACTATTTCCCCGAACTTGAGGATGTGGACTACCTCGAGCCTGGGAGGGAACGACCCGTGAGGGTTATTCCCGTCCCTAAGACGCTCAAGGCACCTAGGATCATCGCTATCGAACCAACCTGCATGCAATATGTGCAGCAAGGTTTGAAGCAGATCCTCGTCCGTAACATCCAGGATGACAACCTGGTGGGGCGAATGATTGGATTCGATGACCAAACTCCTAACCAGAGGATGGCCAAAGAGGGGTCCCGTAAGGGCAACCTCGCTACGCTCGATCTGAGCGAAGCATCCGATCGTGTCTCGAATCAGCTGGTGAGAGTGATGATGCGAGGATGGCCTCATTTCGGTGAGGCTGTCCAAGCCAGTCGCTCTCGTAAAGCTGCAGTACCTGGAGCAGGCGTAATCCGCCTTTCCAAGTTCGCGTCAATGGGCTCGGCGTTGACCTTTCCTATAGAAGCGATGGTCTTTCTGACCGTTGTCTTCTGTGGGATTGAGAAAACGCTCAACCGTCCGATCACTCGGCGTGACCTTTTTCGGTTGTCCCGGGTGGTGCGTGTGTATGGGGATGATATCATTGTTCCCACGCACATGGTGCAAAGCGTGATCGAGAGTCTCGAAGCTTACGGGTTTCGGGTCTCGACTGACAAGAGCTTCTGGAATGGAAGATTCCGGGAGTCTTGTGGAGGGGATTACTACGACGGTGTCGATGTTACACCGGCACGTTGTCGTCGTGGAATGCCTTCGTCACGCTCAGACGCCAGTGAAGTGATTTCTGCAGTGTCTCTGAGGAACCAGTTTTACAAACTGGGACTTTGGAAGTCTGCATCGTATCTGGACTCTCTCATCGAGAAAGTCCTCGACCACTATCCTGTGGTCGACGACACTTCACCTGTGTTGGGTAGG